CAGTAATCAGTTTATTGAAATCTCTCAAGAACTAAGCACTATTGATACATGGTCTCCTGTTAATGGAATTGTTTTCACTACTAATACACTCCCTATTGTAGCTAACCAGTTTAACTCTAACAGTGTAATTAATAGCGACCGCCCTTCCTTTGTAACAGGTGAACAATATGCCTTAATTATTACCGACTTACAATCCAATGAACAAGGCTATAAGCCCAATCTCCTATATAATCCAACAGCAGAATATCGTAGAATTGATATGACTGGAAATAGAGGATTAACCAATATTGATATACGAGTATTTTGGAGAGCTAAAACAGGACAACTCATTCCATTCAAGTTAAGCTCGGGTGTTAGTGCATCTATTAAAATTTTATTCCAGAAAAAATTATTAGGAGAAAAACAGCAACTTCAATTAGCTCAAACAATCAGGGAACTAGAGTTACAGGGCTGAAAGGCCAGCCCATCCTTAAAAATCTCATATTTTTATAATATATTAATATACTATAATAATGTCACAAACAAACGCATTTTCTAAGGCACAAAATCCTGACTATGTGTATTTAGATATACAACAAACAAATGTATATAATAATACATTAAAAGATGAAGTTGATATAAATTTTATTGAAACACGAGATAGCCCTGTGATTGCTAATACTGGAGATTATACAGTTAGTGTAACACGTTTTCAAATTGATACTTATAAACTTCCAACTATGGTTATTGAGCCTGATATAACAACTGAACCATATGATCCAGAACGAACAATCCATAAAGTTGCATTATTAAATATTGAGGGAACTTTTCCATTAGCCAGTCCAACACTTACTTTTCCATTAGTACAAGCATTAAATCATCCTGTTGCTACACAATCACTTCTTCCTTCATATGGATATTCGAATGATTCTTCTTTTGATGGAGAATTTATAGTAGTAGGAGCGCCAAATCTGAGTTATACTGTAGATCAGCGAGGAGCGGTGTATCTATGGATAAGACAAAATAATGGGTATGTTTTCAGTAATATGTTAAATCCTCCTTTAGATAATATACCTAATGCTGGTATTGGTACAAGTGTATCTATTAGTGAAGATGGTCATTGGATAGGTGCAGGAACAGGACGAACAGCAGGAACAGTTACTTATATAATTGAACGAGCAACCTTAACAACACTAAAAATACCTAAACCTGCTACTTCGGTTTCAAATGTAGTATTAAGTGGTGATGGTTCTATTATTGTTGTAAGTTATCCAAATGCGGCTGATTCTGGACTTACTGAACGAGGCATAGTTAGAATATATAGACGAATTGGTAATACTCAAATACACTTAATACAATCAATAAACTCAACTACTAATAATTTACGACTTGGCTGGTCAATTGGAATGAATGCTACTGGTTCAAGAATTATTATAGGCTCACTTCCAGAGTATGATAATCCTGGTCCGACTGCAGGTGTAGTATTTGTTTATAAAAATGATAACCCAAAATCAAGTGATGTATGGACTTCAGAATCAATAATAAGACCAAATCATGGACCACATCATCATGTAACTAATTTTTATTGGGGAATAGGTGTAGCAATAAGTCATATAGGGGATATAATTGCTATTGGAACAACTAGCAATCAAGTTGATGGAGAAATAACTACTTTTAAATATGATTTTACAAATGAGGAATATGTTGTAACGGAAGTATTACCAAAGCCAGCTGGTGGTCCTTATACTGGTTATGGTCCTACAATAAACTTGTCTTATGATGGAACAGAAGTAATTGTGGGTTGTCCTCATTATGGTATAGTATTTATATATGTAGAAGAAGAAGGAAATTATATAGTAGGAGGTCAAATTGCTGGACCAACAGTACCATATTCTGACTTTGGTTATAGTATATCTTCATTTGATGATGGTCGTTATATTGTTATAGGTGCGCGTGGTTTAAATAATAATCCATATGGAACATTAGAACTGAGAAAAATTTCTGTAGAATTTTATGGAACTATACCTAACAATATAAAGGAACATGTAACTGTTAAAAACGTTAGATGGGAACCAAATTATAGTCCAAGAGTAGTAGTTCCAACCCGAGCAGAACTAACTGGAAAAAATACAGTAAATTTTCCATACTATTGGTGTAATAGTTATGCACGTTTTATAGGACAAGTAAATAAAGCTTTAGGAGAGGCTTATGCAGCCAATTTTAATTATTTATATACAAATTGGATTTCCACTTTATCTACTACACAAAAGGAAATATTTTATAATATTGTTGCACGATTCTATTCAACTCCACCATTTTTAGAATGGTCTAATAATTCACTAAAAGCATCATTAGTAGCAAATGCATTATTTAACCCACAAGAATCCAATTATGCTATTGTAGAACGACTATGGACTTTGGTTGGTGGAAATGCCGAACATACTCCAGACCCCCCCATCCCATTTAATTTTAAAATAGCATTTAATGCTTCATTATACGCATTATTCAATAGTTTCCCAGCAACAGAAACAGTTATTAACAATGAAAAGTTTTTTATAATGGACTTTACATACCCAGTTCCAAATATAGTAAATATTACGCTAAATGCTATTCCATTATATCCAACTTATCCATTTTTAGATCCATTCATTGGAGGAGACGGTATTATGACTATTCCATCTCCATTAGAATATGGACATATAGGAACACATATAGTATTAGAACAAGAACTAAGCACAATAGATACATGGTGTCCTATTAATGGAATTGTATTCACTACAAATACTCTTCCTATTGTAATCAATCAATATAGTTCTAATGTTACACTTAACTCTGATAGACCCTCATCAGAAGCAGGTGCAGATTTTGCATTAATTATTACTGACTTACAGTCCAATCAACAAGGATATAAACCAAATCTCATATATACTCCAACAGCAGAATATAGGCGTGTGGACATGACAGGCAATCTTGGATTGACTAATATTGATATACGAGTTTTTTGGAGGGCGAAGACAGGGCAATTAATACCTATGAAATTGGGATGTGGGGTAACTGCGTCTATAAAATTATTATTTCAGAAGAAGCTTCTTGGCGAGAGGCAACAGCTTCAATTTAAACAATTTTCGGTTAAGGAATTGAAACTATAAGGCGCTTACCGAAGCGCACACGGAACTTCGTTAAAGGAGGGAGTATGAGGGAACTTTGGTTCCTTCACCCGCATACTTGGAAAATTCAGCAAACATTTTATATTAGACTATATTATAAACACAATGTCTTCAGACTTCTCCACAGTTTTAGTAAAAGATGCGCGTCTAAGCGGAATCACAGATCAGTTAACATATGCGGTTCAGTCGGGTGCTTCCTCAAATACCTACCAAGAATTCAATGCTATTGGTCCGTCCAACTCCCAGTTAGCATTCAATATCCAAGTTCCATCTGAAAATGTAGTTGTAAACCGTGAAGTCTTCTTAAGGGCTACAATTAAATTCACCGTGCAAGTTGCTGCCGCCGCTATTGCTAGTGTTGAAGCTGCTAATGCCCTTACACCAAATCGTGGTGGTATTGGTGGTTTTGCGTTAAATGCTTTCCCGCTTAATCAGCTTATTAACACCGCTACCGCGCAAATTAACAACACAAATGTAAGCGCTAATACCCAAGATATTCTTCCAATTTTACTTCAATTAGCAGACCAGAACGATTTATACACCTATAATGATACTACCGCGGTGTGTGTTGATCGGGTCGTATCGGAATACAACAGTGTAGCTGCAACTGCTTCTATTCATCCATTTAACAATATGTTTAATGCTACCGCAGATGGTGTTGTTCGTGGTCGCGGAATTCCACAATTAAAAGTTATGCATATTAAATCATATGCTGGAGGATCAACAAGTGGTACAGCGGTAGAAGGTAATTACGGCCTCGGTAGCTCAACACCTGATACTACTATATTCGAGCTTGCTTGTCAAGCAGAATTAGTTGAGCCTCTTATTGGTTTAAGTCCTTTCACATACGGCAATAACCAGTTTAACAAAGCTGGTCTTGTTGGTGTAAATTCCATGAACATAGTTCTAAATATTGATGGAACTTTAAGCCGTCTATTAGGAACTTCGGCTCTTGTTACTGCGGGTTCTGGTTCTGGTTTCACTGTTAAAGCAGGTTGGACTACTGCGTCGGGTGCTACTGCTTCGTCCACACTATTTGATAAGGCGTCGCTATTAGTCAATTTCCTCAGCTCCCAGCCAACCGATCTAATTCCTGCGCGTAATATTGTGCCGTATGTAGACCTCCCGCGCTATATCACATCGGCTACTGGAACTATTGCGACGGCTGCTTATACTGCGGCTGCTACTGGTGGAGCTTTCAAACTTACTCCAGCAACTGCGTCTATTACTTCGTCCAATATTCAGCTTAATCAGCTTCCTGATTACTTCATTATTGCTGCTCGTATTCCTCCAACCAATCCTACACTTTATCCATCGGGCAAAGCGATGAGCGCTGCCCCAAGTTTCCTTGCGATTAACAGCATTAGCGTCAATTTAAATAACACAAGTGGGCTCCTTGCATCATGCTCAAGTTCAGACCTCTACAGAATTTCGGTGGCTAATCATTCTAACCAGACATACTCAGCGTGGTCGGGTGTATTTCTTGCCGATGCTGGTATTACTGATGCTGGTGTAAATACACAACCAAAAGAATACCCTTCAGTTGGTTCGATTCTAGTGCTAAACCCAGCGAAAGACCTCTCATTACCAGACTACTTAAGCAGTGGCTCATTAGGCAGCTTCAATTTCCAATTCCGAATTGAGGTGTCTAACTACCACGTATTAACTGCTTTCACTCCTGAAATTGTGGTTATTGCGGTCAACTCAGGAATATTTACAACCATTGCTGGTTCGTCAAATATTTTTACTGGCCTACTAACAAAGTCGATGGTTCTCGATGCGAAAAAAGATGGTGCGGAAGAACCAATCAATGCTGTCCAGTATGAGCGTCTTGCTGGTGGAATGATGCCTAACTCGTCGGCGAAAGAATTGTCTGTTGTAAAAGATTACAAAAAGATGAAGGGCATGGGTGTTCGCTCTGGTGGTGGAGTTACTGGTGGTGCTAAAATGGATCGTTTCGCTCATTTAACAATGTAAGTAGTTAATATGGGTGGGTGTCCTTCCTTCCTTCTACCTTCCTCCCTTATTTTTACTCTTCCTTATAAAAGATTTTTTATTTTTATTTTATATTTTTTATTTTATTTTATTTTAATAAGATAAAATAAAGGTAGAAGGGTAGAAGGTGGAAGGAATAAGATAGCTAACACCCATCCATAATTTAACTACTTAATCCACAGACTAACAACAGCATCGGGTATTAGCCTCATATCACGACTGGCTTTCATAATCATTTCAGTAAACTCGGGTAAGTTCATTTTCATTTCTTTAGCCATAATGATTCGTAAACAACACCACCTACCGCATGTATTAATATCTGGTTTAATACTTTGAAACCCATGCTTATTAACAACATATTTATATGGAGATCGTGCAACTAAATGTTTTAAATGGTTTCGTTCCTGTCCTAGTAGTTTATTCATTCCAGCAGCAATAAAATTCCTTTGTGGTTCTATACCTTTTCCATACGAATCATAATCCTCAATGATACCATTATATTTTAAAATTAAAACCCAATGCCCTTTATTCTTCATTTGTTCTACAAGAATAATACGAAAATCAAAAGGATTTGGTAATAATTCATCAATACTATTATAGTTAGCTAACTGTGCATAAGTCATGACTTCACTCTCAATACCTGATCCAAAGTATCTTTCCACATCTCCATCGGTCATAGGTATTTTTATGCGTTCATCAAGAGCTTCAAAGTCAATGTGTTTAGGAATACGAAAATCCATTATATATAATAAATTATATTATTTTTTTAAATTACTTTCTAACTTAAAAAAATACTTTTTTTATAATATATATAGTTATTATAAGATGTTTTCAGACGATAGAGTTAATATACCAAATGGTTCTATAAGAACTGCTAATCTTGTTAACAATGCTGTAACAGGAATAAAAATAGCTTCTAACTCAATCAATTCAAGCCATATAATAGCACATTCTATTTTAGGAACTGATATAAGCTCAGGAACAATAGACATAAGTAATATATCTACTAATGCATTATTTTATTTGAGAGATACATCACTTAACTCAATCAATTCAAGTCATATACAAACTGGGAGTATATTAGGAACTGATATAAGTAATGAAACAATTGATTTAGATAATCTATCTATTAATGCAATATTTTATTTGAGAGATACATCACTTAACTCTATCGATTCAAGCCATATAATAGATAGATCTATCTTAGGAACTGATATAAGTAATGAAACAATTGATTTAGATAATTTATCTGCTAAAACAATATATTATTTGAGAGATACATCACTTAACTCAATCAATTCAAGTCATATAATAGATGGATCTATCTTAGGAACTGATATAAGTAATGGAACTATTACAAGCGATAAATTAGCACCAGGAGTTATTATATCAGGACCAACAGGACCAGCAGGAGCAGATGGAAAGAATGGTAATGATGGAGCAACTGGACCAGCAGGACCCACAGGACCTAAAGGAGATACTGGAAATACAGGACCTAAAGGAGATACTGGAAATACAGGACCTAAAGGAGATACTGGAAATACAGGACCTACAGGAGCCATAGGACCAACAGGACTAACAGGGTCAACAGGACTAACAGGGTCAACAGGACCAACAGGACCAACAGGATTAACAGGACCAGCGGGAGCAGATGGAAAGAATGGTAATGATGGAGCTACAGGACCAACAGGATTAACAGGACCAGCAGGAGCAGATGGAAAGAATGGAAATGATGGAGCAACTGGACCAACTGGACCCATAGGACCAACAGGACTAAAAGGAGATACTGGACCAACTGGACCCACTGGACCTAAAGGAGATACTGGAAATACAGGACCAACAGGACCAACAGGACCAACAGGACCCACAGGACAAACAGGACCCACAGGACAAACAGGGTCAACAGGACCAACAGGATTAACAGGACCAGCAGGAGCAGATGGAAAGAATGGTAATGATGGAGCTACAGGACCAACAGGATTAACAGGACCAGCAGGAGCAGATGGAAAGAATGGTAATGATGGAGCAACTGGAGCTACAGGACCAGCAGGACCTACAGGACCTAAAGGAGATACTGGAAATACAGGACCAACAGGACCAACAGGACCAACAGGACTAACAGGACCCACAGGACAAACAGGACCAGCGGGACCAACAGGACCAGCGGGACCAACAGGACCAGCAGGACCAACAGGACTAACAGGACCAGCAGGAGCTGATGGAAAGAATGGAAATGATGGAGCAACAGGACCAACAGGACCAGCTGGACCAACAGGACCAACAGGACTAACAGGAGCAAATGGAAAGAATGGTAATGACGGAGCAACAGGAGCAACAGGACCAGCAGGACCAACAGGACCTACAGGACTAACAGGAGCAACAGGACAAACAGGACCAGCGGGACCAACAGGACCATCTGGAACAAATGGTGCAACGGGATTAAAAGGAGATACTGGAAATACAGGTGCAACAGGACCAACAGGACCAGCAGGACCAACAGGACCAACAGGACTAACAGGACAAACAGGACAAACAGGACCAGCAGGACCAACAGGACCAGCAGGACCAACAGGACCAACAGGACCAAAAGGAGATACAGGAAATACTGGACTAACAGGACCAACAGGACCAACAGGACCAGCAGGAGCAAATGGAAAGAATGGTAATGACGGAGCAACAGGAGCAACAGGACCAGCGGGACCAACAGGACCAGCATCAACAGTGGTAAATATTGCAGATGGATCAATAAAAGGAATTAAACTAGCAGACTTTTCTATTAGTAATAGTAAAATACAAG